ATGCCAAGTAATTACACTTTACCCATCTCCGATCTTTATCAGGAGACTTACGATAACCAGTGGCAGGAGCAGGTTCAGCAGGCAACGTCCCGCCTGGAACGTTTCTGCGTGATCAAGTCCGGCTTGACGGGCAAGCTTCAGGAGTTCAGCTTTGTCGGCTCCACGGAGTTGAATGAGAAGCAGGGCCGGATGCAGGATATTGTTTTGGACGAGCTTGATTATTTCAAGCGCCGGATGCTTCCGGTGAGTTTTTCGAAGCATTTGGGCTATGATGAGGATGACGATATTTTCCTGCACGGCCTGGATGCTCCCGTGACGCAGACGATTAACGCGCTGAAGTACGCGGCCGCCCGCAAGATGGACGATGTTTTGTTCGGACTGAAGAAGCAGGGAGGTTCGTATGTGCCGTCCAAGGGCGGTATTTTCGGCACGGCGTTTGCCGGGAATGACGGCATGGAACAGCTGGAACTGCTGGAGGATAATGTGGTGGCGGCCGATTATACCGGCGGCACGGCCAAGGATTGCCCGCTGACGATTGAGAAGCTGAACCGGGGCATTACGCTGCTGCAGGAGAACGGCATACTGGATGATGCTTCCAATGCCTACGGCGACCAGGTGTGCTGCGCGATTACTCCCCGCATGCGCGAGGCTCTGATCAATGACGAGCGTCTGCAGAAGGCGGATTTCGGTTTTTCCTCCCTGCGCAAGACGAACGGCACCCTGGATCCCATCATGGGCATTCAGTTTATCATTGCTCCCAATTTGCCGCTTGACGAGGACGGGAATATCATCTGCCCGATGTGGATGAAGAATTCCCTGTATTTCGGCTCCTGGAAGCAGAATAAGGTGACGGTGGAGAAGCGCACCGATAAGGAGGACACGATCCAGATCGGCCTGAAGACGATTATGGGATCCACCCGTATGCGCGAAGAGGCGTTTGTGCAGATTAAGTGCAAGCAGCTTTCTTAATTAGGATAACAATACATTTTATTTTATTGATTATGGCAACGTATCAAACAGTTATTGCAGAAAAACAGCTTGCCCTTGCGGATCGGACCGGCCTGCCGACGGTGCCGCAGCTTGCGGCCATCCATACCGGCGCCGGGGTCCATGTGGCTACGGCGGAGTTCACGATGCCCGCTTCCCTGGCGGCCGATGACCTGATCGCCATTTGCAATGTTCCCTGCGGAGCCCGCGTGCTGCCCCAGCTTTCCCATGTCATTTCCGAAGGCGTGGGGACGCTGCAGCTGACCGTGGGAACGCAGGAGACGGCGGATGCTTTTTCCGCCTCCCTGACCGTAACCGCCGCCGGGACTTATCAGTTGGCGAAGGGTTCCCAGGCGGTTTCCACGGGACCGGTGGATGCCGCGACGATGGTTTATGCGAAGGTGGGTGGAACTCCGGCAGTGACCGCCGGCAAGAAGCTTGTTTTTGCTATTGCTTACGGCATCCAGTAGTTTTTTCCGTTGGTTTGTCCATAGGGCCGTCTCTGCATGGGGCGGCCCTTTTTTGCCGTTTCGGGCAAGAAACGTTGATTCTCGCCAACTTGCCCCAGCAGAACGCCATGACCTATATTGGAAGGAAATGAAGAGGATTTCCTTTAATGGGGGCGAGCTTTCGCCAGGGATTGCCGCGCGGCCGGATCTGGATGTTTATCATCGCGGGGCGTCCGTTCTGGAGAATGTGGATGTTTCCCAGACAGGGGGAGTTTCACGCCGGCACGGGATGAAGAGGGTGTTCGCCGCTTTGGAGGGTTCCATTCTTCTTCCCTATGTTTATTCCACCAATGACCGTTTTCTTGTGGAGGTGGCTCCTTCCCTGCTGCGCGTGTTGTCCGTTGAGGGGGATGTAGTTGCCTCCCTGCCTTCCGTGTGGACGGCGGCGGATGTTTCCGCCCTGCGCCACAAGCAGGTGAACAGCATGCTGTTTCTGGCCTGCCCCACGCATGAGCTGATGGTGCTGAGACGGGATGACGAGGGCGCGTTTTCCCTGGCTCCCTATGAGTTTAAGGCCCGCCCCTGGCGGTATGAGGAGTTCCGGGATTTTCCGGTGCGCCTGACGTTGGATGAGGGGTGTTACAGGGTGTCTTTCGGGGATCATGCGTCCGATCCGGACGCGACGGTTAACGAGGGGGATGTGATGCGCGTCCAGGTGACGGTGCCCCAGCAGACCGGGTTCAGCACGGGGGCCGTGGTTCGCCAGGGTTGGGTGATTGCCAAGTCGTTTACGGCGGCTTCTTCCTATGCCGCGGGCAAGAAGTTGTGTATCAATGAGGGGAGTTACTGGTCCTGGTGGACGTGCGACAGGGATTTTAACGGGGCGGAGGATTTCGTGGACGGCCTGACGTCTCCGGCGGATTATCCGGAGCATTTTCATAAGGGCGTGATTTGCCATTCCAATACGATTACCTGCAAGGGGACCTGGAAGTTTTGGTGCAATAAGGAGTGGTACGGCACGTATGCCGTGGAGCGGCGTTTTCCGAATGAGGATTGGCAGCTGCTCGGTTCCTCCACTTCCATGGTTGACGCGGCATCCAATTTGCAGATTACCGGGGACGAAAGCGAAGAGGAGTGTTATTTGCGCCTGATGTTGTATGAGTCCCGGCTTTCCAGCGGTTCCGATCCCAGCCAGGGGTTTCCCCCGGACAGCTGCGGGAATAAGCTGGTGGTGGATGCTTATAAGAAGGATGTGGTGCTGCGGCTGCGTTCCGGCGCCCGTCCGGCTTCCGTACAGCGGTTTTCTGTTCCCGCCACGCCGGCGTTGCGGCATTTCCTGACCTGTACGGCGTCTTCCATCCAGGCAAGCCGCGTGTGGGTGGATGAGGAGGAGGTTCCGGGGGCGTCTGCCGTGCTGACGCTGGGCAGTAACGGCATTGACGTAACGCCCAGGGGGATGCCCGCTGATGCGCTGGAGGATGGACAGACGGTCCGGTTTGCCTGGACGGAGCCGCGCAAGTCCGGGGCCGTGACGCTGGACGCCCGCGGCATGAGAACGGATTTTTGGCCCGCCGGGGCGAGGTTTGACGTGAATGTGACGGGGAATGCTTTGTCCGGGATGGGTGAGGGCGCGGTGGTTCGGTTGACGGCCTGGTCTGCCGGAGATGCGCAGTTTACGACGGTTTGGAAGAGCAGTACGGAGGTTTACGCCGCTCCGTCCAGCGGGTTTTATACGATTAAGGTTGTCCATGACAAGGGCAGTACGCTGGAGGCTGCCGAGTGCCAGGCGGAGTTTTCCGGGGTGGCTTCCGGGGTGGTGAAGCCGGAAGTCCTGGAGGAGATGTCCGCGGCGGGTTTGTCCACTAGCGACGTGCTGAAGTTGACGCTGCCTTTGGAGAGTGACGCGTATTATTATTGCGTATATGCCGGATTGCCTGCGGTGGAGGCCCTGGTGATTGACGGGAGCCGGTTTTCCGGAGAGTGCGCGTTGTTCAGGGAGGGACGGACGCTGACGGTGAAGCCCAAGGGGCTGACGACGGATGATGTGGGCGCCGGGAGTGTGGTTCGCCTGGAGTGGACGCAGGCGGCGGAGTCCGTCAATAAGAGCGGGAACGGGAATGAGGCCAGCATTTTCATGAGCCGTTTTTTAACGGCGGGTACGGTGGTGACGCTGCAGGGATGGAGGTCTGTCCAGTCAGGGATGGAGATTGTATTGCCTTCCACGATTAAGGGCATGTCTGGCGGCAGGTATGCGGAGGTGTTCAGCGCGATGGAAGAGGCGTCTTACATCGTGCCGGAGGATGGTTTGTTTTTGATTAGCGTGCAGGCATGGACGGAGAGTAATGTGAAGTTGCGTTCCCGGGTGCGGATGGAGGTGCCGGCCTGTACGGCGTGGATGGAGGCGGAGGTGGCCGAGGTGACGGCTTCTGCGGAGTATTCCCTTTGGGATAATGTGTCCGCGGTTCCGGAGGGTGTACCCCCGTCCGGGGAGTCGTTGATGTGGAGTTTCGCGGCGTTCCGGGGGGTGTACGGGTTTCCTTCCCTGGTGGATGTGTTTCAGCAGCGACTGGTGCTGGCCGCTACGCAGGCCCAGCCGCAGACGGTGTGGTTGAGCAAGGCGGATGACCTCAACAGTTTCGAGGTGGGGAAGCAGGATGATTCCGCGCTGGCTTTGACGTTGAGCACCACAACGCAGAACAGGATTTGCTGGCTGATGGCGCAGAGTTCCCGGCTGCTGTTGGGGACGGCGGACGCGGAGTGGGCGGTGTCCGGCGGCCAGGGGGTGATGACTTACGCCAATGCGCGGGCGGATAGCCACGGGTTTGTGGGTTCTTCCGATGTGCCGGCCCTGATGGCGACCGATAAGGTGCTGTATGTGGAGAGGGGCGGCGGACGGGTGTATCAGTACGGGTATGATTACGAGAGCGACGGGTTTGTGTCCCGCGATTTGACGGTGTTTGCCGATCATGTGCTGGCCGACGGCGGAGGGGTTACTTCCGGGGATTTTATGAGGAAGCCTCATCCGCGGGCGGTGATGACCCTGGCGGACGGCACGATGGCGTTGATGACTTATAACAGCATGCACCAGGTTCACGCCTGGCACCGTCACAGGACGGAGGGGCGGATGTCCAATGCCGTGGTGCTGCCCAATGGATCCGGGGATGATTTGCTGTTTGTGTCCGTAGAGCGTGAGGATGGGCGGTTTGTGGAGGTGTTTGATCCGGACGGCCCGTTTGTGGATGCCGGCGCATGGGATTTTACTTCCACGGTGGTGACGAATGCGCTGGATGTGACGGAGTCCCTGGGCAGGGATAGACAGGCGGCGGCTGTGCGCGTGTTTTTTGCTTCCGATACGGCCCCGGCCGGTATTGAGGTGTCCAATGACGGGAGCGCCTGGGACCGGTTGAGCAAGACCAGGACGATGGAACGGGGATGGCATGAGGTGCTTCCGTCCGCCATGTGGAAGCGGGACGTGCGGTTTGGCATCCGGGTTTCCGGTGACCGCCCCCTTGAGTTTTTAGCTGTTGATACGCAATGATGGAGCCTGCGAAGACGAGACCGGATTGGAAGGAGCTGCTGGCCGACAGGTGGTGGCGCCTTAATCATTTGTATTGGATTGAGGATAAGGAGGGGCGGATGGTGCGCTTCCGCCCGAATTGGGCCCAGGAGGAGCTTTTCCACGGGCTTTGGTTCCGCAATACGATTTTGAAGGTTCGCCAGCTGGGGATTTCTACGTTTTGCGCGGTTTATATGCTGGATCTTTGCCTGTTTGGAAAAAACCAGCATTGCGGGATTATTGATAAGACGCTGGAGGACGGGGAGGCCAAGCTTCGCAAGATTGCTTTTGCTTACGAGCATTTGGATTATTTGCCGGAGAGTCCGACGATGGAGGACCGGGCGCTGGCTGCTTTGGGGAAGATGGTTAAGGAGGGGTGCGCTGTGGTGGAGAAGAGGGCCACCCGCATGGCCTGGTCCACGAACGGGTCTGTCGATGTGGGGGTTAATTTGCGCGGGTCCACTCTCCAGTTTCTTCATATTTCCGAGTTTTCCTACACGGCTTTGCACGATCCGGCGCGGGCCAGGAAGATCCGCACGGGCGCGTTGAATACCGTTGGCAAGAGTTGCGTGGTGGTGATGGAGTCCACCCACGAGGGGGGGAAGGCCGGTCTGGCTTACCAGTTGATGGAGCAGGCCATGGAGATGGTGGGCAAGCCTCTTTCCAGCCTGGATTTCAGGTTTTTCTTTTTTTCATGGATCCAGCATCGGGAGTATTGCCTGGAGGGGGTGGAACCGAGGCTGGATGATTTTTTGCGGGAGTATTTTTCCGATTTGAAGAAGCGTTACGGGATTGAGTTGTCCGAAGGGCAGAAGGCCTGGTACGCTACCCAGTACAGGATTAACGGAGCGGAGGTGAAGCAGGAGTTTCCCACCGTGCCGGAGGAGGCTTTGCAAACGTCCGTGGAGGGGGCTATTTACGGGAGGTGGATTTCTGCCCTGCGGGCCGAAGGCAGGATCGCCGCCGAGTTTGAGGCGGATGACGTGGCTCCGATTTATGCTTCCTGGGATTTGGGGTTAAGCGATTTTATGGCGATTTGGCTTTGGCAGGTGGTGGGTGGCAGGTATTACGCGCTGGATTATATTGCCGGGAATAATCAGGCGGTTGATTATTACGTGGGGCAGATTCGGATGAGGGAGAGGGAGTTCGGGCCTGTCGCCCTGCACCTGCTGCCGCACGATGCGGCCAGAAGGGATTTTTCCAAGACTTCTTTTGAGTCCGTGTTGCAGCGGGCCGGGTTCCGCACGGCGATCGTGCCGCGCACGTCCGATGTTTGGACCGGGATTAACGCGCTGCGGAATATGCTGCGTTTTTGCGTGTTTCATGAGCGGTGCAACAGGCGCCCGGAGATTGACGGGCAGAAGTATGTTTCCGGGGTGGGTTCCCTGGAGTATTACCGCAGTTTGCCGCCGGGGGCCAACGGGTGCGTGCGGGAGATGCCGCTTCATGACGCCTGCTCCCACGGCGCGGATGCGGCCCGGACGTTTGCCGAGGCGGTGAGCCGAGGCCTGGTTTCAGGCCATGCCGGGGTGCCGGAGAAAGTGAAGAGGCCGCACAGACGCCCCGACGCTCTGGAAGGAATGCTTTATTGAATTCCCATCTGATCTTTCAGCTTTTTAAAATTTTCTCTAAGCTCAACTTGGTCAAAAGAAACAAAGCAGTCAAAAGGAATAATATGACGTTTCCCATCTTTACGGGTGATGATTTTGCAGTTATCTGGGCGCATATCCGCAATATAAAAGACGGCTACTTTATAGATATTCCCTTTATAGCCTTGATAGTGGCTTTCATCTTTTATTTTTTTACACGAGAATTGCCGACAAAAAAGCTCATCCATTTCTTCAATGGAGGAAGGAACGTCTCCGTCTATAATCCGCTGACGGATAAGTATAGAGCGATTATTTCCTTCTGCGACTACTCCTAAAATTTCTATACCCGTGTTAAAGAAGCTGTTGTGGAGGATGAGACGTATTAGGTATTCTCTGACAGTCGCCAATGTCACGGCTTTAGTTTCTGAATCAAAGGTATATCCAGAGCAGTTCCATTTAGTCTTCTTATAGTAGTATGGAGGAATCAGGAGGACATCATGCTCATGCCCTGTCTTATCCCATTGTGGAGCATCGTCTTTAATGGACGAAATACTGGAGGCATGCTCTAGTGAGAGCAGTAGTTGCCTAATGTCTCCAAGGTAAAGGACTCCGTTACTTTGTGCCCATTGACATAGTGCATTCCATTCATTATTGCATCTCTCACTTTCATCGTCTTTAGAAATTCCTCCAAGTAATATCTGTACGGTTTGGAGGATTGTGATTGGATCAAATCTTTTGAGATTTGAGCATTTTCTATCAGACATTTCAGATCAAGAGAGTTATCGGGCAAACAAGATTTTGCAATGCGTGACGAGCGCGCAGTACGGCGTCCAGGCTCCATTTGCTCACAGGCAATGATCGCTTGGAGAACGTCGTGGATGTCCATATCGTTGTTCACTGACGGGAAGGGGTAGTTACTAGTTAGTTCCGCAGGGTTAGACAGAGAAGAGGGCTTTTTGTTCCCCTTTTTCTATCTTTCCGAGGCAACACGGTATCTGTGGATTTATCAATTTGCAAGATATTTTCTTTTCATGAAGAGGTGAGTTGATGGATGTCCGCTTGGATTGTTCGAGTTGTTTTTAGTTGATTCCGCCGGACAAGTCTCCCCATTTGATACGTTATGAATTTGAGTGTGAAGGTGGGATAGAAACATTGATTCTCGCCAACTTGAAGGAAGTCCGCCCTCATGCGATTGTTGAGGAATGGACAAGCTGACGTTTTTTTCACAGTGCCTTTCCCTGCTGGGGGATCAGGAGTTTGTGATGGATTCCCCGGCGGCCAGGGCTTGCGAGTTGTGGTTTCCTTCCGTGATGCTGGAGGCCGTTTCCTATGGCCCGTGGTCGTTTGCTACGAAAGAAGCCGTGCTGGAGTGCCCGGAGGGGAACGGCCGGTTTCCTCTTCCGGAGGATTGCTTGAAGTTGTTGAAGGTGGAGGCCGGGTGCTGGCGCATGGCCGGCCGCGAGGTGGTTTGCGAGGAAGCCCCTTCCCTCCTGCAGGTGCGGTTTTTGTCCAATGATGTGGCTTTGGCGGAGATGCTGCCGGATCATGAGCCTTTGTTTGTGGAGGCCGTGAAGTGTTTGCTGGCTTCCAAGGTAGCAGCCACGGTGACGGGCAAGCCGCAGAATGTGAGCGTGTTTTTGGAGTTGTACAGACGTTATGCTTCCGACGCCCTTTATCACGATGTGAGCCAGCGCGGAAGCAATGACCAGCATCCGTTGAAGGATATTTTAGATCGTTCCATTTTGTAGGGTTATGGGCAGTATCGGTTCTTATGTGACGAACAGGGCCAACGCGAAGAGCGCGCTGGCACAGGGACAGGCGGCGCGGGATGCCGCGTATGTGAATGCGGCCAATACCGAGGCGGAGTCCGCTTCCGCTTTGCGTCTTGCCGCCGAGAATATGGCGACAGCCAGGCGCAATCAGACGGCCGCCACGGCTTCCGTGCGGGCTGGGCGAGGCGCTTCCGGGTTTACTTCCGAGGGATCCGGCAGCCAGGCGGAGCTTGCCACGGCCGAAGTGCTGGAGAAGCAGATTTCCGATTTGTCCCTGGGCGCGGCGATTAGTGACCAGAGCAAGCGCCATGAGGCGGCAATGCAACGCTGGGAGGGGGATGCCGCGCTGGTGAGCGCGCAGAATCAGGCGGCGGCTTATAAGTCCGCCGCTTCCGGGGCCCTGGTGTCCACAGGGCTTCAGCTTGGCGGGGCTTTAGTCGGCGGCATTGGCGCCGGAATGGGGGCTTTCGGTTCGACGACGGCCGCCCAAGGGGCTTTTGCCGGTTATAATCTGGGCGGTTTGGCCGGGAGCGTGTTTCCCGGGTCTACGGCGGATCCCCGCCAGGGGATGATGACGCTGGGGGCCTGGGCGGCGAGTCCGGAGAAGAGCGGGTTTTCTTTTTACGATTACCTGGGCGGCCAGAAGTGGAATCCTTACAGGAGCGTGTGGTGATGAATGCGTTTGATGCGACCGTGAGCGCTTATGCGGAGGTGGGACGGGATTTGTGGTCTGATGTGAAGGATTGCGCGTCCCTGGGGCTGGCGTTTGTTTCCCCGGATGAGGTGTGCCTTGCTTTGCCTGCCGAGAGGCTGGGGGAGATGTGTTTTCCTCCTGTGGATATGCCGGTTCTTCCGGAGAGGTGCTTGTTTGTATGGTGGGCGGCAGGGAAGCCGCGTGAGTTGGCCCGACTGGCCCGGCAGTTTTCCCGCAGAGGTTTTACGCATGTGGCTTGGCAACGTTTTTTGCGCGGGCCGAAGGTGCATGTTTTTTCCATTGATCAACTTATCAGTTTTTCGTCACGATGAGAGAGTTTTCTTTATACGGCGGGCCGTCCCTGCAGACGGCCAAGGCTGATCCCGGTGTCGCGGCACGGGCCGCCAATGGCGATCAGGGGCAGGTGTTGGGCGCGTCCGTCCAGAAAGCCGAAGAGGCTGTTCAGGGGAGCGCGGAGGCGTTTGCCAGGATTTCCGATTTCGGGGAGATGCAGCGTCAGGAGGTGGAGTTGCGCCGCATCCGGGACGAGTCCGACGCGAAGTTTTCCAGGATGCTGGCTTTCGCTCCAGGCACGAAGGAGAGCGTTTTTGAGAAGGACGGTTCTATCCGGCAGGGCAAGCTGGACGATTTGGCTTACGAGTTCGGCCAGAAGATTGAAGCGCTGGGAGGCAGTTTTTTCCACCCGGAGAGCGCCATGAAGGCGGAGGCTGTCAGGGCTTCCGTACGGTCAAGTCTGCCGGAACGTTATTGGGGCTTGGCTGCCAAGCATCAGCTGGGCGTTGCCAGACAGGCTTTCGATACGAGTTTGAAGCTGGCCGAGGAGAAGCAGGATTGGGGCGGTTATGAGAGGTCTATTGATGACGCCGTAGCTTCCGGCACGATTTCACATGATGAAGGAGAGCTGCGTTTATTGAGAGGGAGGAAGAAGGCCGAACTCCATCATTTTGAGAACCTGGCCGCAACCAACCCGGATCTTGCCGCCGAGAAGATTAACCGCGGGGAGTTGGACGGGCTTTTTTCCGCTGCCGAGCAGGATGAGATGATGCGGTCCCTAAGACGCCGGGATGACAAAGCAGGTTATTTATCCATGAAACAGTTTTCATCCATTCCCGCTAAAACGAAAGGGAAAGGCAAACAGGAAGATTTGCAGGAGAAATATAATGAATTACAACGCATTTCCAAGTACCCAGCCCAGTTGGAAATTAATCAGTATTTTGCCCAGAACGGACATTTTGAAGGAGTTCGGTCACAGATCCACAACCTGTTATATGACCTGACAGAACGGGTCGTCCCAGGTGACCAAGGTCCCGATTATGCAGAATGTCAGGAAGAACTGATAGCCCTGTGCCAATTTTATGATGTGCCTTCCGAGATAAAGACCAGGCTTCTCCAACGCATGGACAAAAGAGCCGCCATGAATAAGGATTTGCCTTTGCTGAATGTGGGAGACCGCCTCCAGCGCATGAACGGCATAAAGTTGTACAGGCAGAGCGATTATAACAATGAAGTAGGAGTGATGCACAAGGAGTCCGAAGCGGCTTATGCTTTATACAAGCAAAGTGCCGTAGCCTCCGGTCAAGAAGCCGAAAGCAAAGATGACTGGATGAAAAAAGACAAGATGGAACGTCTGGCTTCTCTTGAAAAAAATCTTGCCGCGCAGTCCAGCCTTGAGATTAAGACGCAGTTTGACGCTTGGCTGGCGGACGCCGCAGCCCGCAAACAGGGGGAACCGCCTAACATGGTAACGCAGGAGTTGAATCTTCAACGCATTATCCGAGATGTCACAGGGCGGCAGGATCTTGTTATTCCCAGAATGGGGGCGGCTGTGGATGCTCTCGTTCAATCTACTCTGCATCAAGAAAAGATAAAGGGTTATGATGCAGAAAAACGCCTCGGCAAAACAATTCTGACAAAAAGTAATGTGGAAGCATCGGCAAAAGACAGATTCATCAGCCCGATGACTTTCTCCGGAAGTGTCAGTGTGGACCAAGAAAGTTCCAGTTTGCCTGCCGGAGTTCTCTTGCCAGAGAGTATGAAAGGTAAGGTGGGGGACGATACCGGGAGACTGGCCGTTATGGTTCCGGCACCGGGGAATTCCAAGCAGGGGCGACTTTTGCCGGTAGTTGGTTTCCGAAAAGGAAACGGAATCAGGATAACGCCGAGAGCCGCCTCCAGAATGAGGATCACCCTGTATCAGCGTTTGAACGGGAATATCATCGTACACCCCGCCACACAAGCCATGCAGAGTTATTTGAAGTCCGAATACATGTCCGAATCCGATGATGGCGTACTGCCGACGGATTACGGGCTTCTTCCCGCAGAAACAGCAGAGCCTGTTTCTTCCGTTTACACCAATGAAGCGGGCACGACAGATGCCCTGCTGCCTCCCCTTTAATTTTTATTTCCTTACCTGAATGATGAATACCTCCTTTTTTTCTTCTGCCCTTAGCGTGAGTTCCGAAGTCCCGTTGGATATGCAAAATACGGATGATTTGCGCAGCCGTGACGAACTGGTTGAAAAGATTGATCCTTCTTTCAACCCGGATATGAGCCAATGGGATGCTTCTTCCGATTTGTTCGACCATGGCGCAGAAGAGCTACCCGATTTTTCCAATCCGGAGGAGAGTTTGAGGCGATTTGCCTCTTATGCGTTCAACGCCGGGATCGCAGAACGCGAGAAGGCCAGGGAAAAGAAGTTGCACACCATGAGAGACATCGTGTTGTATTACGATGGAGACAAAGGGGCCAAGGAACGGCTGCGCCAGATATGGGGGGATGTAGATATGGAACGGCTGGATATGCTTGATCAGGAAGAGAAGTTGCCGGAACTTTCCCTACGTCTTCTTGAAACCTACGGAGACGGAGACTACAGGAGAGGGGGGGATGATTATTTGTCCGATAATGATTTGTGGCGAGATAAAGAGGCTGTGAACGTTTCCGGTATATGGAACCATTTCAAAAAGAATGTTGATTCCATGGTTCTGGCAGAAAAGAGGATGAGGGAGCTCCGGGAACGGGAACATGTCAATCTGTCAGAGGCAGCCAAAAGATACGTATTGGGGGGCGAGAATGCTCTTAAAGCAGAAGAGAGGCTGGGATTGTTCAACGCCGGAGTGGATTTTGCTTCTCTCAACCGTGCCCGCCGGGCGGCTTCTTATATAGACCGTTATGTTCAGGGCGGAAATTTGTTTAACGATCAGATGGCGGACGAGCTGGTGGAGATTCTGGGAAGGGATGAGGATGCCCGCACCATGTTTGGGCGTATTCTATTTGAGATGTCCAAGGATACCGCCGGGAAAAGGATGGGCGTGACAGAGGCTCCCCGAATCGCGGAGGGGGCTGGCGCGCTGGCTAAAACGGGGGAATATATGGCAAGGGCCGCGGCCGCGATTCCTGCTGCCCCGTCAGGGGCGTGGGATCATTTTACCCGAAGTCTTGAGACCTACAGGCAGAATTTGAAGAACACGGGCAGAGAAGAAATGAATCCTTTTGAATCTGACCGGCTTCGGGAACATTTCAGGAAACAGGGGTTGAGCAGCAAGGAAATAGCGAGGCGTGTTGTAGATATTCAGTTTGAGAGAGAGAAGAGGAAAGAGGCCCGCATTGAGATAGAGTCCCTGATGGCCGCCGCGCTGGAAGGCGGCGAAAGGGAGTTGTTAGAGAATTCTTCTTTTCTGAACAGGACTTCTTATAAGCTGGGGGGGCTGGTCGGGGACTGGGTTCCCATGGCGGTGCCTTATGCCGGGTGGCATCTCATGTTCGGAAGCGCCGCACAGAGAGCCCGCATGGAGGGGAGCAATATGGGGCTGGAGGGAGATGAACGCGAGTGGCGCTCCCTGTTCCGTGGAGCTTCTGCGGCAAGTGTCGAAAAGATAGCCTTCGGAGGTCTTGGCAAGATGGTTCCGGGGTTTCGTCAAATCCAGCAATGGGCCGGACGCGGGAATGCCGCTTCATGGAGGGCAAGGTTTGCATCTTCTCCCAAAGCGCAGGTGGCGGGGCATGCGGTGATGGGTATGACGGAAGAGGCGTTTCTTGAACCTACCGCCGAATACATCATGAATTTCGCGACAGACCTTTTTTTGAATGACGAGCGAGGGAAGGCCACTTTTTCAGGATATCTTCAGGATATGCAAGCCATGCTGGAGCCTGACCAGTTCGCGGCTCTTGCCCTGTTTTCCATCGGCATGTCCTCCCTGAATTACGGACAGTTGAGCAGGGATAGCGCACGGTTCCGGGATATGCTGGCGGCTTATAAGGCTTCCGGGGGAACGGAAGCCGGATTGTTGGATGCCATGAATCAGCCTGACAGGAAAGGTGTGCTGGAAAGAGCTCTTTCCAATTTGCATGATTCCTGGATGGAGGATCCGCAGGCTTCCATGGAGCGGGCGAGCGCGGCTGCCGGAGAACGCCTTTCCGGGGAACGCATTGAGTCTTTGCGGGAGCTGGACGCGTGGCGGGCCGCCGAGGATGCCGGCATGGTTCCCAGGGTGGAGCCGGCGGAACAGGAGGGGATGTTCCGGGTGTATGCTCCGGCGCGCGGCACGGAAGCGCCGCGGGAGGATGCTTCCGTTTCCGGAGAGGGGCAGGAAGAGGGAACCCCCTCCTGCACGCTGATGGACGGCGAGCAGATGACGGCTTATTTGCAGGCGTTTGTGGATGCCGATATGGAACATGCCATTGTCGGGGCACAACATTTGCTGGCCGGGGATGTGACCGTGGGCCAGGCCCTGGCCCAGGGGCGTTTTGACGCGGCGGAGGTGATTACGCGTACGGTGAAGGATGAGAAGACCGGAGCCGAACGGGTGGTGATTGCCCCGGAGACGCTGGGGCAGATGAAGGCCCGCGCGGATATGGCAATGGCCGCTATCCGCGCCCTGGAGGCGGAGGGGGTGAGTTATGAGGAGGCCGCCGCCCGCATGGATGCTGCGTTGAGCGAACATATTCCGCTGGGGACCCTTGTGCAGACATGGGAGGAAGCCCAGGAACGCATCAGGACGGAACAGGCCCGGAATCCGGAGTTTAAGGCTCCTGCCATGGATGCCCCGTTTTCCAACGCTTATGTGACGAAGGTGCGCCGGGGAGATACGTTCCGCCGGGTGTTGAGGTATGCCCGCGGGAGCGCGACGGTGGAGGATTTGATGGAGGAGACGATGGAACAGGCGGTTATTTCCTGGCAGGCGGAGCAGGGTTTGTCCTGGGACGAGTTCGGCGTGATGCTTCAGGAGGCGCAGAGGGTGATGATTGAGTTGTTTCCGGAGGCGCGGGGGGAGGAGATGCAGTTTATTCACCTGGACGCCGGGAAGCCGGTGACGGCTCATGACGCGATTGAGGCGTTTTCCAAAATCGGGCGCTCCCGCTGGCTGGCGGACGCGGTGCGGAGTACGTCCCTGCCCTCCTGGCTGCGGAGGCTGCTGAATCACCTGGTGAGGTTCCTGGGGTATTTTAAGGCGCGCGTGGAGCTGGGCGAGATGGTGCGCCAGGCGGAGGAACAGGGCGTGTTTTCCCTGCCGGTGCGGCAGGCCCTGGCGGTGATGCTGGATGCGGGGAATGCCCTGTACCGGGACCAGCAGGGGGATTTGATGGAGTTGTCCATGGAGCGGGCCAGAGCGCAGGCGGGGCTGGACGCAATGTTTGGCGCGGGCGTGGCGACGGAGGCCCGGACGCTGGAGGATGAGCTGGCGGAGAGCAAGGCGCAGGATGAGGCGCGCCGGCAGGAGGCCGAGGATGAGGCGCGGGCGCCGGAGAATTCCCCGGAGGCGCAGGAGGCGCGGCGCGAGCGGGAGCAGGCCCGCGTGGAGGCGCTGGGCGAGCCGGATGGGTCAGGGGTGTTTAACGGGGCTTTTATTGAGGTTCAGGAGGGGGTGCGCCAGGGGTTTATTGAGAAGTCCCGGCTGGCGCTTTGCCCGGATGTGACCCAGTTTAAGCAGGGGGCGGATGAACAGACCGGGGTGGTGAATCCGATTGTGGGGGCGTGGCAGCGCAATGCCGCGCCGATTTCCGTGTGGAGGCGGAAGGATGGCGCCCTGCAGGTGATCAGCGGCCGGCACCGTTTTAACGCCTGCACGGATGAGGATATTAATTGCACGGTGTATGATGAGGCGGCCGGGTTTGATTTGGATTGGGCGCAGACGCATGATGTGGAGAATAATATCCGGGACGGGCAGGCTTCCCTGTTTGAGATTGCCCGTTATGTGAGCCGGAAGCGTTTGACGAAGGAGGAGGCGGTGGAGAGGGGGATTTTCCGCAAGGGGCAGTCCCGCCGCGGGGTGGAACTGGGCCTGTACGGCTGTTCCGATTTGCTGGACGCGCTGGGGAATGAGCTTGTTTCTCCGGATGACGCCTGGCGCGTGGCGATGGCGTTCCGCAATCAGAACGAGGTGCAGCGGGCCGGGCTGCGTGCCCTGATGGAGGGGAAGAGCTGGCAGGCCGCTTTGGCCGTGATGCAGGTGGCCGCGAATATGGACCGCATCCGCGGGCTGGCGGAGGCGGCCGGGATGACGTTTGAGACGGATTTGTTCGGCAATTCCCACGCGGAGGAGTATTTTTCAAGGCTGGCCCAGTACGCCGCCGCCCGCGTGAGCGAGCTAACGAGGGGGACCGCCTCTGCGGAAGATGAGGCTCCCGCAGCGAATTTTTCCCTGGTGTCCATTTCTTCCGGGGATGTGGTGAGTTCCGCCGCCGGGATGCGGGCGAGGTTGAAGCCGTTGCAGGGCAAGGTGTTCGTCAATAAGAATACGGGGATCCAGGCCGTGATTGAGGCGCGCGTTTCCGGCAAGACGGTGGGCAAGGCCGGGGCTTCACAAATGTCCGTGGCGAATTTGAAGGCGCTTGGGTTTTCCGCGGAGGAGGCCCGGAGGGTTCATTATACGGCGGCCACCCGCATTCATGAGTTGTTTGAGAATGCGGAGGATGGATTTTTTGAAGAGGCGTATAAACAAGATGCCTCAAAAGCCGGAGCCTATCATTTTTTCAATACAGTAGATATTGAAGGGATAGGAGCGTTTGATGTTAATGTTACAGCAATCAAATACGTTAAGGAACAGGAAGGTAACGTTCTTTACACGCTGGAATTGACCATAGAAAACCCCGCCACTAGGGGAGCTGCTAGCCGGGAAGGCCGCCTACCTACACCCTTCAAGGACGGGGTTTCTACCCGTAATTTATCTTCTTACCGTTCTTTTGTCGAGAAGGAAAAGGCGGCTGTCAGGAAGAAGGCGGAGTCTGACGGGACGTTCATGAAGGCTCCGAATGGGAAGGATACGAACCTGACGGAAGACCAGTGGCTTTCCGTGCGCACGGAGGCGTTTAAGAGTTGGTTTGGCGATTGGGAGCATGACCCGGAGAACGCTTCCAAGGTAGTGGACGAGAATGGGGAGCCGCTGGTGGTGTATCATGGTTCTCCGCATGTTTTTACCGTGTTTGACGTGGAGCGTTCCGGAGAGAATTTTAACCGGAGCCGGGAGGATGGAGGGTTGTTGTTTTTTTCTTCCCTGCCGGAGACGGCGGAAGATGTGCTTCATGATTTAGAGGGCCGTTTTCCGGGGACCGGGTTGGAGAGTGCGCGGCTGTATGCGTGTTTTATGAGGTTGAGGCGTCCGTTTATGCTGGATCTTGGCGATGCTTCACAGCGCCCGTTTTCCGGGGAGGGTGTGCCGGAGAACGTGAAGGGTTCCCCGATGGCGTGGTATTTGTTTCCTCACGAGTTGAGGAGAGGGTTTGATGACAGCCGTAAAAAGTTTTGGGAGTGCTTCGGCGACGTTTTGACGCATGCCGACAGGTGGGCTAAGGAGACGCGTTGGAAGCCCGTCTCCGCCCGCAAGAAACCGAAACCCGAAGGACCACGGCAGCCGGAAGGGCCCGTTGTGGATACCGACACGGCGGCGGAAGAACTGCGGGAATGGAGAAAAGAATTAGGATTGGGAGGTGATGAATGAAACAGGAATACAAGAACCTATTGAGGAACATCATACATCGGAAAGTGAGTCCGTCGCAGCTGCTTATTCTGATGGAAATCCGAGATCACCCAGGCAGGATGTCGCGGGAGATTGCCACCCGTTGCCATTTGGATCCCAGTAATGTGTCTCACCGGTTGGATTACCTGGTACAGTCCGGCGACGTGATCAGAACCGGCACACGGCCTTGCGTGTTTTATATCAGCAGGCAGGGACGTGATTTTTTAGAAAGCTTTGAATACTCAAAGTCAACAGGTTGATTCATCCGGCAAGAAGTATTGATTCTCACCAAATTGACGCGCTGAAAACCAGGAGGGTAAAATATTGATATGAGAAGGAAGGATAACAAAACCAAAGTGACCGAGAAGAAGAAGGAGTTTGCGAGGCTTCTGGTCGCGGAGAAGTTGTCCAAAGCGGACGCCTATCGTAAGGCATACAATCGCAAGGACATGAGTAACGATGCAGCCAGTAAGGCAGCTTCCCGTTTGTCCAAAGATGATGAAGTTTTGCGAATGATTGACGAATTAAACGCCCAGCTGAACAAATCAGCCGTGCTGACTAGGCAGCAGCGCATGGAATGGCTGTCCCGCGTGGTGACGACTCCCATCGGCAATGTTGATAGCGCATCCGATCTCTGCCAGGAGGTTTCCATGGACGAAACCGGAGCAAAATTTAAGATGCCCTCAAAAATTGCCGCTATTGCCGAGCTTAACAAGATGGATGGCGCATACACTCCGCAGAAGATGGAAGTGGATGCGGGCGAGAAGTTTATGGCTATCCTGTCCTCCCTGCCTTTTGATCCTCCCGTGAAGCAGGGATAAAAACATTGATTCTCGCCAACTTGCATTTCCCGTGTTTTGTGGCTCATGATTGAGCCATGTTAAATTTCCTGGGAATGACACGCCATTTGTCCACGACGGCAGGCTATGCCAAGCGCATAGGCTGGCTTTTGTTCGAGGATGTGACGCAATCTCCGTTCCCGGTAACAGGAGTTTCTTTCACAGGTGTGGTGAAAACGGAACAGGGAGATCTGCCTATTGCGATTGAACACGGCGAGCAAGAGCATTGTTTGGCGCTTACTATCCCTGCCCTGCCTGTTGGACGCTGGCCATATGCCGTCCACGCACAAGACGAGTCCGGAGAGGATTTGAGGCTGTTTTCCGGTTATATTGGAGCCGTGGATTCCGTGGCTCCTATTGAGTCGTCCACGGTGTACGATATTCCCGTAATGGGTATTACGATACCTATTGAGGCAAGTAAGACGATCAAGGCCCAGTGGCTGTCCAACACGGCCTCCATTATCGCGGCCCAACAGGCGCAACAGAATGCCAACACATCCTCCACCAATGCGGAAACGGCGAGCCAGGCAGCCAAGACGGCAACAGACGCGGCAGCCACCGCTGCAGGACGGGCCGAAGAGGCGGAAGGCTATGCAGGATCTGCCTACGCCTCCAAAGTGGCTGCCGCCGATTCCGCGACCGCTGCCGGCACATCCGCAACTAACGCAGCCCGTGACGCTAAGAGTGCCAATGATGCAAAAACGGCTGTAGAATCGCTGGCTGCCACCTGGCCGGAAACGGTCAGCGACGGGAAGCAGCAGATTATTGAAGCCAGGAATGAGGCTGTGACTGCCATACAGGACAAGCAAGCGGCGGCCGTGCTTGCCGTAGGTCGTGCCTCACAGACCGCGCAGCAGAATATAGCCAGTGCGCAAAGTACCGCTGTTCAAGCCGTCCAGACAGCACAGACGGAAGCGGTGGGAGCGGTTACACCACTTGTCCAGCGCGCCGAAACCGCCAAAGATGACATTGACCAGGCGGAGAGGCGTATCAATACGGCGGCCACCAATGCGGCCGACTCCGCCACCAGCGCGGCCAATTCCGCGACGGCGGCGGCTAATGCTCTGGCGGCCATACCTCAAGTAGATGATGCAGGCAACATGACGCTGGCCGGAGGCCTGACGGCGGCGGGAGCCGTCAACGCCAATGGCGGCATCAATATCCCGCTGGCCGTGGGGGCGCCGACCAATGAATCCGGCGTCAACCGCCTGTATGCCGCGGGCATGGGAGGCGCAGCCAATGCTTATGCGGCGGCGGCTTTCCTGAATACGGACTCGCTGACAACTACCGGCACGGCAACGGTGACTAAAACGGTTCCCTACCAGATGGCCAGAATAGGCATTCCCTCGGGCGCTCACACGACTATTCAGGCCCCCTTTGAAGGCCCCAGTTCCCAATGGAATTATTCTTCCTGGGCCGGCTTTTCATTTGTCTGGCGGGCCACGGCCGCGGCGAAGATAACGATGGGCATTGGACGGGGGGCGAAAACAATCAGGGCGGACCTTACCACCGACTCCTACACGATTATTCCGGGCAATGACCTGGCATTTAATTCCGGGGAAATTCTGGACATCACCTTTGACAACGTGCGCGATACGGCTCGCAACGGCTATACGGTGCGGGTGCGGGAAATTTATGCGCTGACGTCCGCCGATGGATGGCAGGTCAAGACGACGACCAGCTTTATCCCGGCGACGCAGAACGAGCCCGTCCCGTGGACGGTGTGCAAGATTATTTACCAGCAGCAGACGGTTGCCAACAGCAGCGTTTATGAAAACCTGGGAGGCCTCTGGCTGCTGGTCACCGGAGGTCAGGGGTATAATCTGTATCAAATTGCCACCTGCCGGGGCGTCTCCAATTTTGAGACCGGCGTCGGCATTTCCAGGTGGGTGACGGATGTGATCAACACCACCAGCGGCACGGCTTCCGTTTATGCAGGGCCCGGGGAATATGCCTACTACCAGCCGGGCAATGTGAACCCCCTCTTTTACGGGTTGGACGCGATAGGAACGAATGCCGTTGAATCCGAGGCAACCGCCGCTTTTGAAGATATTAACGTGCCGATAGAATGAACAACGCAGAAATACAAATACAGTTCCCGAAACCTGGTCAATGGGATGAATTCGTTTTGACGCCCATTTATCAGGATTCGGGAGGTTATAGACCTCCGGCCCGCTATACGCAGGACGAGATTCCGGCGGAGCAGGCTCCGGCCATGCAGGCCGTAGTTGCTGCGCTGGTGGGATTGTCGGAACCGTGGCAGGCATCCCAGGTGTGGGCGCATCTAATGACGGCGACTGTCTATAATGAGGATGACCCGTATACCCCCATCGGGCGGAAGGATGAGGTTGCGCTGGATGTTGAGGCGGTTAATGAGCAAGGGGGGCGCCGGTTTTTCACCCCGTATCAATATCCGGAGTTCATCATTGATGACCCCGCCGCCGTGGACTTTTTCAAACACTTCACTACCCCCAATCAATAACAACCATAATCATATGACTACTAGTAATAAATGCAATCACGCCTTGGAAATTGCCGAGGATATGTATAACGCCTATGCCGACGGCAAGGACCGCTACAAGCACCAGCCGATGGTGAAATACGCCGACCTGCCGGACGACGATAAAGCCGGCTGGCTGAACGTAGCAGAACAGGCCCTCCCCATCATCGGCAAGCATGCTATGGAAGATGTTAAAAACTACCTCTCCGGGCAGGCCAAGACCTCCACCGGCTTGCGGAAGTGGCTCTACTTGGCCGGGGTGGGCATTGTCGGTGCTGTCCTTGGCGGCCTGGGAATGTCCCTCTCCGGCTGCGGTCATTCCGTGGATGTCACCCCGAACCGCACCGAAGTATGCAAGGACGGCTCCTGTCTGGTGCTGGAACCGGGGCATATCTCCTATAGTCAAGCACAGCCTGAAACGGACGTTCCGCCCGTCGTGCAATCCCTGAAAAAGTAAGATCATGTGCCAGCCGATAGATTGGGTTCTGCGTGTGGTCAATACTGTCCGCGCAGTTTTGGACGGCAAGAACGGTATCTTGACGCTACTGATTGTCGTTCTCATGAGTGGGTTTGTCGGCATGGCACTTATTTACAACGATTTCAAGAGCTTTCTGGCAGAGCAGACCAAAAACTACGCTATTCAGACGGAGGTCTTGAGGACAATAGACCTCCGTCTTTCCAACCTCGAACAACAAACTCATAAATAATATGTTTCACAAATATCATGTAAGCTTTTTATTCGATTCTGGAGAACACATCAAAGAGCTTATTTCCTGGCTCGCTAATGCTCCTGATACTATTGCTCTATCTGAAAAACACACAAACATTTTTGAAAGAAACCCCAATCAAGGACGCTCTTTTTCAGATGCTCTCCACGCTTTGAAAAGTGGTAAGGGAGCCAGACTGGAGGGGTGGGCCCCGGATGTTGTGATCCGCGCTCAGTTCCCGGACGAGCACAGCAAGATGAATGCTCCCTACCTGTATATGGAATCCCCTTTCGGGCGGGTGCCGTGGAAGGAAACGTTCATCGAATTGTTTTCTGAGGAGTGGGAGATTGTCGATTAAACTGTTTCCATTTTGGATACAGTTCTAACCACTTCTAACCGAAATAACTTATAACTATGAACACTACAGAAAGAAAGATGGCCGCGGCTATCCTCCGGTTTGAAGACAGCCGCGTTACCGGGCCGGATTCCCTGCGCGTTTCCCGCCTTCCCGCCGCCGATAAGGGCGGCAAG